GGCATGGACTAAGGGTGGCGGCAAAGTCTTGCCTGGACTCGTTAAACGCCGCCAAGCAGAACGTGCCTTATTTCTTCAAGAATGAAATCGGCGTATATACACACGCCTCTGAGCTACTGGACTCAACACTGACAACAGACTGACCGTGAGGATTGTTCACCTGTTCAGGGTGATGAAACCATCGGCGGCAGTTGTTGCAGTGCGAGTCTGGTAACTCTGGCTCACACCTGCTGTAATCAAACGGCAGGGTGTTCATTCTTGTACTCCAGTTCCAGCAGCAACTCTAAGTAATGAATGGCCTTGCGTATGTCAGCAGCGCCAGCTTTGGACTTGTGACGGGTAACGTACTTGATGACGTTGCCCTCACAGAACCCTAGATTGTTTGCATGGATGTAGACAATGGGCTGGATGCCTTTGTCTTTGTAATGATTGCCCGAAATTTGCTTGTCAAGAGCAGACATCACGACTCCTTTATAAAGATTCCTTCTGGAGACAAATGACCTTTGCGATCCTTAATTTGCTCGTAAGCGTGTTCAAAACACTTCACAAGGTCAAGATCAGCAGTGGCACAGCCCATCACAAGAGTCACAAGAATATCGCCATATGCGTCAATCATGGCTTCTTTGTCTTTCGCTTGAATTGCATCAAGCAACTCTTGCACCTCTTCTAAAGTCTTTAGAGCTTGAGCGTAAGGATTACTGTGCTGGACAATTTGACGAGCTTCACCCCACTGAATAACCTTCATTTCAATTTGAGCGTAACTCATCAGTCAGTGCCTCCGACTTCCATCACCTCTGGCTCGTTCTCTTGTTCTTTGAACTGAGCGACAAGTTTCTGGTGGAGGGGGAATGCGCCTGATTCTGTTGGCAGTTGTCCCAGAACACGGACAACAAAAGCGGCTTCATTTGGTTCGAGATTAAAAGTCATGGTTTTCTCCAAGTTAAAAAGGTGGGGTACTCGCTGCACTGGCGCATATGACGGGCACCCCGAGGGTTGCCACTCCAGCATCCGCTTTCCCCCGTTAATCAGAAGCAGCTAGTTGTGCAACCGAACTGCGTACAGCAAACAGTGCAAGTGGTCATCTTGCCATTGATGTAGTAAGTGTTGGTTGTGCAACTGGCCCAAGTCATTGTGGCAAGTGTTGCCAGGTATACGCCAATGATTGCTTTTTTCATGTTGGCTCCTCAAAACTTCCAAGTAATTGCTTTAACAGCCCACATTTGTGCTGTCTGTGCTTCAGTAATTGCCACACTGCACATTCGCTTAACTTCTGTGTCCTCTGTCGAGTTTCGCAGATCGTTCATCATGTTAATGAGGATGGCGAATCCAGCCTTGCAAGCGGAAACATTGTCATCGTTGCTGGGGTTGAAGGTCAGGCCAACAGCCTTCTCTCCATAAGTCATTTCTTGCTTACTCATAATTTGCTCCTCAAAAAGGGACGTCATCATTCATATCATCAAACCCGCTAGATTTAGGCTTAGAAGCCTGTTTAACGGGCGCTGCGTCTTTAGGCTTGACAGACAGGCTCATAAACTTTTTACCCGTCTTCTCGCTTGTTTTAAGCCATCCTGATACCCAGAGGTCTACGCCATTGACGTTAAGGCTGCCTTTGTAGTCTGGGTGGTTGTCTTGTTGCTTGTCATCGTTCTTAAAGATCGCGCCTCGATTGCTGTTGTCGTATTGCATTTCATTCCTTTGCTTTTTTGATGGCCGAACGGGTCTTGCTGTCCAGCAGTGACCACAAAGCGACCTGTTGATCCGCCTCTAGCTTTTCCAAAGTAACTCTTTCAAGAGCTTGTTTTGGATTGCCTTCAGCTACGTTAGCAACCAACTCGATTGCTAATTCTTGAAGGTACTGCATTTCCTCTGGAGGAATCGTGTCTGCAATACCTTGTGATGGGGTGATGATTACCTTTTTTTCTCAACAGGCTTGGATGAGTCAAGAGCATCATGCTCAACGATTTCGAGGGCAGCAACCCATAAGTACCTGCGTAAATATGTCTGCACTGCCCCAAGGTTTTGCACCTCATGACAGCCCTTTAAAGCTGCGCTGGACATGGGCGATTCAATGACAATCACCTCTTCTGGCTTTTCGTTGTTGACAATTCGCAGATCAGCAGTTTCTTTGCCAAAGCTGATGATGCCTGTCAGTCCAAACTCTTTAAAGATTTCCAAGGCGGGGATGATGAAGTCGCCAAGTTCAAAGTACTTGTAACCAGCAAACTTATTGTGGCCTGACTTCTTGAGTTCAATGCTGTGGAACTTAGCCGAGCAGCATTCAGTTTTTGATAGACATTCATTTTGATTCCTTCAGTGAGTTTTTAGTTTCTTCATCCAGGTCTTCATACTCAACCCAGTGATTTTCCTGACAGCAAGAGCGTTTGTCTCCTCGCTCTTCACAGCAGTAAGCGCAGAATTGTACGCCTTCAAAGTCGGTCATTGTGGCCTCTTTATTGGTTGAGCCAAAAGCCACTTGTCGCCAAGATGCCTGATTGACTTGACCCATTGGCGGCAATTGTGACGCTGTATGTGTGTTGGCACACCTTGAACGCAGAACAGGCTGCGAACTTTACTGAGGGCTTGTGTGTTCATCTTTTTCTTCCTTTGTCAGCTCAATGCTTTCTGGCAGACCTCGATAGCTGCTGCCCTCAACGTGATTGAAGCCGTAGCCCTCAATCATTCGGTTTGCGTAATCGAGCAAGATTTTCTCGACTTCTGCACGGGTCATGGTGATTTTCATGGACACTCCTAAGTTGTTGAGCCTCTATTGTTAATCTGAAAAATGTGCTTGTCTCTAGGTAGTTTCCCTATGTTGACAAACCTTTTTTTGCGTTACGCTTTGCGCTATGAACACACACGACAAAGACGAGTACGAGGCCAGTGAAGCATTGCTAGACTATGCGCTTTCACTGGTCAAACGCTACACCGACCACCCAGGCGATATAGATGCGGCCACCAAAGCCCTTCTGATCGTCACACTTGAGCAGCTTTACAACAGGAGAATCTACATTGAGCAAATTTGACGATAAACAAAGATACTTGAACTACATCAGCAAAGGCAAGTCACACCGACAGATTGCCAAGATGGGCAGATGGACAGTATCTTCATCAATCATCCGTGATGAGCTTTTGCGTGATGGCGTGATTTCTGAAAAAAAAGTAAAGATGGACGCAGCAGGGAAGAACCATGTTTTCTATAAGCTGACAGGCAGAACAGTTCCAAGCGAAATGCCAAGATCAGTGTGGGAAGACGGTACACCTAAAAGCCGTGGCAATGCGTTTGATCTGTCTATCGCAAAGGGTCTGTTTAACAAGTCTGAGCTGGCTGCTTCACAGAACAAGGGTAAGCCACTGAACTACAACATCCCAATTCAGGTTATCGCCTACAGCCGAGCATGACTTACAAAACAGATTCAGTTTCGCAGTGCCAGGGTAAAGACAAGCTGCCAACAAAGGAGCTTGCACTGGTTATCGTTGGTCGCCGTAGGGATACGCCTATGGAAGCCTATCGCTGTGGTCATTGTGGATTTTTCCACGTTGGTCACGCTACGCCTAAAAAGCAAACATTCAAGAGATCACCTAAATGAGCAAAGGTTCAAGTCGTCCGTACTCTGTAACCGCAGAGGATTTTTCAAACCGTTGGAACGCCATTTTTGGCAAGGAGAAGTCAGATGATGTCACTGTTCAAAAAGAAGCCTGTCAGCCAGACGGAGCGCATCAAGGTACTGTTAGCCAAGAAGGAGGGCACGACAGCAGCGGAGATAGCGAGATTTTTGCCAAGCACAAGTCCCCACAGCAAAATGGCTAGGCTTGTCAGAACACACGGCTGGACAATCACCAAGCGTGACAATCCTGACGGAACCAAACAGTATTTCGGAAAGGCTCCAAAAAAATGAGCGATTTGTTTGAATCAGGCTTTGACAAGTTCTGGGCTATCTGGCCCAAGCATCCCCGCAAAGGCGCTAAATCAAAGTGCCAAGAGGTCTGGAAGAAGACTTACTGCGAGTCATGTGCTGACCAGATCGTGAAGCACATTGCTTGGATGCTGACAACAGACGCATGGCGCAAGGATGCAGGGGCTTACATTCCGGCTCCTTTGGTCTACCTTAACCAACAACGATGGGATGGCGCTGAGATTCCTGACAGCTTCCAGGTAAAGGCCGTGGAGATTGTTGACCCAGCACTTCAGAAGATTGTTGCTGACAGGGCAAAGGCCGCTCCGATGCCCGAGCACATCCGAGAACGTCTAAGAGAGCTTAGAAAAATGTGATTTTTTACCAAAGGAGCTTGACAGGCTCCTTTTTTTATGGCGTAATAAAAGTGTTGCCGTGGTGGGTGACCGACAATTTAAGGCCGTTTGCACATACATTCCGCCTTTCCAAATGATGCGTAGGAAGTTCATATGGAAAGGCCACCACCGGAATGTAGTTGCAAGCGGCTTTTTTGTTTCTGCATCACATCAAC